TCGGCCTGGTTCCGCATCAGGCGTTGGGAATCTTCAATATTTATTTGCACCTTTAGACATGACATCTGCAGACACACTTAAACGAGATGTGCGGCTTCTACATGCGTTTATGATTGCAGAAAGGCACATTGAGCGAAGCGAGGTCATAGATGAAAAAGCGTTTTTCAAACTGCTGGAAGAAATCGGTTTGATTATTGCGGAATTAGAATCAACCGTTAAGGCGCGCAAAGAAGATGGCCTCGATATTCCCCAAGAGCTAAAGGAAGAATTAAATCTTTATATGAAAGCTGTTGCACTTGCGGAAGGTGAAATCAATAGCATCAAGTACGGCGACGGCAAGTATTTCGCTGGCCTTGAAACTATCTGGATAAATCTGGGCGATTTACCCATTGGTAAAAAAACTGAAAGAATAATTAAAGCAAACAACAAGCAGCGACAACACATGATTGGGTCGGGTGCTGGGCTAGAAGGTGACTTGCGAGTTTCCAAAAGAACCCTCGCTGAAATTAACGCCCTTCCCCCGGAGGATGTTTCTCGGTTACGGGACGCAGCAGAAAGGTATCGCGCGTTCGCTGACGCTATGATTCTGCAACCATTGTTGCATTTTGGGCGAATATCCAGGGAGCAATACAACGAAATAAAAGCAGATAACCAGTTTTATGTAAATATGCGGAGGATTGTAGACTCAAACAATTTGATAACTGCAGACCCAACTAAGGCAATGGGGTCAACAGGCGTAACTACAACTAAAAGCGTTATCAAGAAGTTCTTTGGAAGCACTGAGCCAATAGGCAATATTTACGCAAATATGCTCCAGATAGGTCAAATTGCTCAGCATGACGCACAAAGAAACTACGCCCTGCAGCAGATGGCAGAGCTTGCCGAAAGCAAGCCGCGAAGAATGTACGAAGGCCCTGCTCTAAATTTAGCAGAGATTATGCACCGAGTTGAGAAGGAAGACAGCAACGCGGTTAAGATTTATATCAACGGAAAAGAAACGTATTGGAGAATGCACCCCGAAATCAGAAAAGCCCTTGACGGGATAGGCAACAACGCCTCGCTACCGGTACTCTTTACAATTCTGCCCCGCATACTACGCAACACTATCACCTACTTTCCGGCGTTTATGTTTCGGAATATTATTCGAGATACGTTTACTCGACCGCACCTAACTAATGTAGGAAGTCAGCTTCGCCACACATTTCAAGCGTTGGGAAAGACTGCGGAGGCGTCTGAGTTCATGCTTGGTGGAGGCGGGCAGTTTGGGCACTACCTGAAAAGTCGCGTTGATTACGTTGCGCACATGCACAGGGCCACGCGAGAGCTAATTAAAGATAAAAACGTCACGGTAATGACGCGGGAACAGATTTCTAAAGGGTGGGAAAAATACAAATCATTAGCCGAGGGATCCGAAAAGCTAAACAGATTAGCCGAGTTTAGAGTTGCCAAAAAGAAAGCGCTTGACGCTGGATTAAGCGAAAGCGATGCAATACTTTACGCAGCCTACGAAGCAAGAGATTTGTTGGATTTTGCCGTTAGCGGATCGGTAATGAAATATGTAAACCAAATGGTCCCGTTCACTAACGCGGCGGTTCAAGCGCTTAGACGCGCGGTCAAGCAACTGCACAGGAATCCAAATGGCCTTCTTGTTGCCTGGCTCAAGTACAGCGTTGTTCCCGAGTTAATGGTCTACGCCTGGAATATGACTGGAAGTGAAGAGGAACGGGACGAATACAGGCAGCTTCCGGCCTGGAGGAAAGATTTTTATTACAACATACGACTCGGCCCCAATACTTGGCTTGCAATACCCAAGCCTTACGAGTTTGGTGTTCTCGCTTCGGGAGTAACTAGAGCAATCGACGTTATTTCTGGCGGTGCAACACGCAAACAGGGGTTCGAGGGTTTTAGGACAAGTTTTCTTAAGTCGTTTTCGCCAGTAGACATAAAAGCTATAGCGGGTCCGTTTGTAAGTTTCCTTGAAGTCAGGATGAACTATGACTTGTTTAAGGGGAAGCCAACCATCCCCCCCTACGAAAAAAAGCAAGATGTAAGAATAAGGAAAGGTACGGAAAGGGGGTCAAATGTTGGAAAGTTTTTGCAGACTTTTAGCCTTCAAGCTGTTGATGCTAGGAATTGGGATCATCTTTTAGTTGGTCTTTTTGGAAGCACTGGCCGTGCCGTTGTAGAAGTATCAGACCTCGGGGAGCCAGGTAGCCTTAATAATTGGGGAAGAAGCATCGGGCTCCTGATTGGAATTACCCGCGACGGTGGGGGTACGAGCGCTAGGGACGTTGTTTTTATTACCGAGTGGGCGGTGAAGAACGGCCACGACAGAAAGAAGTCTTACAAAGAGTTTAAGAAACTGTTTGAAGAATATTACACAGCCACCAACAACAAAGAGAGGCAAAGAATCGCTCGACATATTCTTGCAAAAGCCCGCGGAGTACGGAAAAAAATAGAAAGCGGTTCACCTGGGGATGACCCGTTTAGTGCGTACAGGGTCTACCTAAAGCCAGATTGATTATTTCCTTCTTGCCCCACCCTGCGTAATCATGGCCTGCAGGGATTCAAACGACCAACCCTTATTAGTAGAAGCTGTGGGAGAGTCGGCTACGTTGTAGCGTCTACGTCCCCCTTGGGTCAGGGTCATCTGCATAGACTCAAAAAGAAACCCTTTCAGGGACACACCGAACCCACGGGTTACGATGAACTTCGCACCGTTCTTGAACCCAGGTCCGATTATATCCTTGATCGCCATTAAGTAGCTCTAGTACGGGAGGTGGGATTAGAGGAATCATCCAGCGTCCAAGTCATTGCTGTGGTAGACCCATCCAGCTTCTTGGAAGTGATTGTCGTACCACTGATGCTGAACTCATGGACTGCTGCCCAAATCATGTAGAGTAATTGTGCTGATGTTCCAGCGGCCCCATCCGAAGCGTATGCTTCTGTCAGGGTGTCTGTACTCCACACATCGGTAATGGCTGCACTTGTAAGGGCGTTTACGGACACTCCGGTAAGGGCACCTGTGGCACTACCTGCAAAGAGGGCATCGTAAATAGCTTCTTCTACCACATAGAAAGTCTTAAATACTGGCAACGCACCGGATATGTGACAGGCAACTTGCAGTTCGCCTACGGTATTGGTGTCCGTGGTGTTAAAAACCACGACGTAAAATCCAGCTTCATCGTGGGCTGAGTTACTGGTTTCTGCTTTGTCTATAAAGTTCCCACCATTCTTACTCACCCTAACGTGGGAGTCTTCAATGGTCAGTCCAGTTTCAGCAGTTTTGCCGTCGGTATCGTCCACAAACGGACCAAAACGGAATGTGTAAGCTGTGCTTTGTTTTAGGAACATCGTAACATCCTATAATGGTGCATGGCTCTTACTGCCTGTCCACCAGCGGCAACCATGACTGCTGGGGGCGGCATCGGATAAATTATTTTGGGGTGGGATTCAACGGAAGCCCCGCCGTTTGCGGTTAAAGTGTTGCTTCCTACAGGGTCTATGGTAGTCGGGGCATACGGCCCGCCTAAAGGCCAATATCCCACCAACGCAGAGGGGCGTACCAGCAGGGGGCTAAACCCTTTGGCTAAAGCAGCAATTTCACCGGCACTAAGCTCTGCGGTGTAAGCAGCTACTTCTGCTAATCCGCCCTCCCAAGTTTTGCTTGCTATGTTTGTTCCGCTGCTTACGCCTGTTCCAATGTAAAACGTGTCGGAATCAGCAAAATCTGATATTGGTGCGTTTGCTGTTCCCGCCCCATCGAGAGAGCCGTTTACATAGAGTTTGTAATCGTTACTGGCTATAAACAAACCAGTAAGGTGAAACCAAGTTGTGTTTCCGTTGTCGTAATGGACGCTGCTTGTAGCGGTGCCGCCTCGCATGCCCATTTGAAATTTGCCGCCACTCACTGTTCCAAGCCTGATTTGCTTGCTTGATCCGCTTCCGCTATCAGAAGCTACTGCGTTCTCCGACCCCCGGTCGTCTGGTCGTACCCACGCAGTAAACGCTAGGGGGTAGGTGTGACCAGAAAAAATTGCGACACTTTTAGAGAGGTAGTCGTCGGTCCCGCTATCACTGTTGAAATGGAGAGCCATTACGTCTCCTTTACATGAACAGCAAGCAGTTGGAGGTCGTTTGCGTTAGCTGCGTGGTCGTAGTCCCGTGTGGCTCGGATAACCACAAACGCACCAACAGCAGGTGAACCAGCGTTGCCGTGAGATAGATTGCCGGTTGCTGTAATGTTGAACTCGTTGGCGTTGGCACTAGGGTCATCGGCTATGTTTACTGCGGTGCGTCCATCCATGCCTAAATCAGCGGTTAAAATTGAAGACGCATCAGCAAAAGGAAATGCCCGGAACTCTATTTCTACGGCATCTCCATCGGTAGAACTCATAGCGTAAGCGTAAGAGAAGGTAAGCCCGCCACCTGCGTAATGACTTGGGACAGTTACATACCAGTCAGCAGATTCGTCTGCCGATCCGTCAAAATCCAGCACAGGGATACTCATGGCTGGGGTCGATCCATCGGCTACCGTGTCCAGGGTGGCGTAATTAGCCGCTGGGGGCGTGTACGACTGCGGGGTAAGGATGAATAAGGTGTCGCCACTTGCCATGCTAAATCCTTTACATATTCCTGGCTACGCGGGTGGATATTTTGGGGTCAGCTTCAAGCCACGACGTAAGCGTAAGGGTAACGGATTGAACGTCCTCTACGGTTTGGCTTGCGGATACGATGCTTTCCGCTGTCTCAACCAGTACATCCCCGTCCTCGATCCATTGTGCAAGCTCGCTAAGATAATCGACTACATCTTCGTCCATTGACGCCATAGCCTTGGTTAAGAGGTAGCTAGCGTAGAGAAGGGTGCGTGTTTCGTATCTTAATTCCAGTGCTTCGTTGTACTGCTCTCGAAGCTCTTGGATTCGTTGTTCTTTTTGTTGGGCTAGGTACTCGATGTCAATCGGCACCTTTTCTCCCTCAGTGGCTTCCCTTAAATCGTCCCCCTCCACAACCCAATACCTCTTAGGTGCGTTGGGAATGGTAGGGTCAATCAGCCATTCAGCGGAATTGTACTCGGCGGGGTCGGCCGAATACTTTTCTTGGAGGGTCACCTTGTTTACTACGGTACTCATTATTGTGCTTGACGAGAGATTTGCTCACGAATCCACCGAACGTCATTGGCGATTTCGATGAGCAAATTCTCGTTTTGGTTAATTCTTTCTTCGACCTCGGCTAGTTTAGCTTCGTGTCGATTGAGTTGGTGTTGGGACACTCCGTAGCTCGCGGAAATCGAGGCTAGAACAAACAGGACCGTAACGATAAAGCCAAGGCTTTCCGCGTTAAACTTCGGAAGGGTCATTTGTTACTGTCCCTTGCAAACAGCAGCCCGACGCTAGCGGTGACTGCGGCGATGACGACCGACCAATCGACCGGCGTTCCATTTAACGTGCTAATGACGGCAGAGCTAACAGCTACCACAGCAGTCAGAATTCCAGAGATTGTGGTTTTCCAGCTATTCATAAAAATCCTCATTTTCGGGTTCGTCAAACGGTTTATCTTCCCACCAAATCCAGCACATTATCGTCTCCTGAATCTTCGCCTCGACCGAGGGTTAACGGGCTCGTCAAAACGACCCCGCAGGAAGCTCAGATTTAGCTCCTACGGGCTCCTGTGATCCAACGGGTTCTGCCGGTTTGGGTTTAATTACGGGCTTTGCGGGCACCTTTTCGGGACGCTCAAAGAGTGCCAGCCCAATTATCAGCGCAAGTATAAGTGAAATGTAGTATTTCATAGTACAAGGGGCATCCCTGCCCCCGCTCAATCCGTTGACTCTGCTGGGTTAGTGGGATCATGTGGCGTGGTAGTAGACCTAATGATATACCCACCACCCCACAATCTCTCTGAATCGTAACGAAATACATTGTAGCTATCTTTATACTTTGACAAATAGCGACTTCCATCCCTTACCAGCTTCATATGGGGGATTGAGTGCCCGTTTCGGCCATTGACCACCACAAACCCGTGGAGTAGTGCCGAGGCGTGAGCTTCCCTATTGGGAATGGTGTAAACCTCAAGGGCTCTAAAGTGTTCTGCGGTTTCCTTCCAACCATCGGGTAGCTCCCCAGGTCTGATCCACCCTTTTGTGGGCCACCACTGTTCCGACCGCCCCGCAGTCTGATGGACGGTGTGCTTAAACTTCTCGTACTGGCTGTTCTTCCCCTCCGGCCCGTCGTGTTCAGGCAATAAACCGTATTCTAAAAGCTGGTACATACTATCAATAATACTGGAGCCTCCCCATTGGCGTCCGTTTGTGATTTGAGTGTAGAGAGCCAGCGGAGAGAACCAGACATCATGCTTCAACCCACCAAGCTGGCGGTTGTATGCACACATAAACGCCTGATGTGCAGCATGACACACACACTCATGGGAGTTCCCTTGATGGGTGAATCGTCCAGAGAAGTCCTCGGCTGAACTCTTATGCTTTTCGTGTTCGTTGATCCGGTCGTCCCACTCACTACGCTCGATGAAGAACTTATCGGGGAAGGGTTTGGCCCCTGCGTAGTGCATTTCCTCTAGCGCAGACTCCGGCAGCATACCGTCAAACGTAAACTGAACGTCGATTAGTTTTTTATTTATCATCTATGCACGTTACCTCTGACTCTGTTTCAATCCACACCCGCGCACCACAGGAAAGGGGTTTGTCTGGGGAATAAACTACTCTGCAGGGTCCTTCGATTACCGCTTCATAACAGTAATCGTTGGATTTATAGGTCTTAACCGTGATTACCGGATCGACCTTATCCTTCTTGATGTTGGCTTTAATTTTGTGCTGATTGATGTGAATGACTTTTTTCATGGCTGTTCTTCAGAGCTAACAGGCGACATCATTCTCTGCCAGACGCCCTTGGAGCAAGATTTGCATTCATACAACCAGTGGCAGCAATCAATCCGGTCAAGCTCCATCGCTTCAAGCGCGGCTTCTGGGATCAAACCATCTTCCCTGGTAACGCGATAAACAGCCAACTCTCCCTTGCAATACGGGCAAACTGCCAAATGTTCTTGTTTTGGAAATTCTGTCATCGCACAGCCTCCAAGATACCGTCGTAGGTAGAGGGGAGAGGTTGGGAACTGATAACCGTGTCGCCAGAAAGGACGACGAGAGAGGGAAGGTTAGTGGCTGTGCTGCGAGCAGCCTCTACCTGAATAGGCACTTCCCCCTCTCCCGTGGTTACGTCCTTGTCGAGAACTCTTGTCTGCAACCCTTCGGCTGAAAGGGTTTTTAAGGCACCCGTCACATACGGCTCAGGTATGCTTTCGGATGACTCGTATACTACGACCACCGTATCGGGGGAAGGGGCAGATACCCCCAACACAGCGATCAGTAGTAGAAGGAAGATAACACTGTTAAGTAGTTTTCTCATAATTTCCCGTGGTTGCAACCCGCCCCACCTCCGAAAGTGTCATTTCGTCCAATTTATCCCGGTCCACACCGCATTTAACCAGTAAATTCTGGGTGTCTATCAGGGAGTTATACAGAGAAAGCCGGTCGCTTGGGGTAGCTGGGTGGACACGGTTGGTCCATCCCCCCACAAGCGGGGACACAAGATTCCAGTTCACTACCACTAGGGCAATCAACCCCCCGATGATCACAAGCACACGGTGTTCCTGAATTATTTCAATCATAATGTTCCTCCGGCTTCCTTGATCCTGACTTTATAGCCTTCGATCATTTCTTTTAATTCTTCTTTGGTAAAGCTCACAGCTTCTCGTCGTTTCTGTATTAGCTCGTCAACCAACCCCTGTCCGTAATTCTCAATGATAAACAGGGTGTACTCGGCCCCCATCCCCTGACGGCAAACGTTGCAGGCGTAGCACTGAGGGAATATCCCTCTCTCGTCAAACAAAACTCCGTTCGTTCTTCCGCTAACCAGATGCCCAGCTTGAATCTCTTTCCACGGTTTTTGTTTGCCGCAAGTCACACACTTGCATTGGCCGTTTTTGTCCGCTGCTTCCAGGCGAATCGCTTTGCTCAACAGATTCCACGCCTTTTTCTTTAAGAATGAGATAGAGCCCTTCTTGGATTTCCTTTTCATCGGGGTAAACCTTTTCTACTATCATCGCAATATAGTGTATGGCTTTGAGTACGTCCTTGATCCCATCCTTGTCCTTGTGGCGGAGCATGTACTTAAACACACTCGCCTCCCCGTGCTGTATTTCGTTTGCAATTAAGAACTCGGTGAGTTGGATTTTGTATTTCGAGTAGTGGGTTCCACCTATTTGTATATCGAATGCGCTCACGATAGCCTTTCTGCGACCGAGACAAAGTAGCTTTTGCCCTCGATGATCGGGATGTTGATGTGAAGAAAGTCACCAGATGATGTAACCAGTTGCAACCCGTATCCATGCGACCAGTTTGACACGTTTTGGTGGAGGTACAAGGGTTGTAGTGCGCATAAGCACCCAGGGTTCCATGCACCAATCACACCCTGAGAGACAGTCCTGATGGTAAAGCTATCACACCGATGGGTGTGGCCGAAGCATACATTCCCGTTGAATCGTTCAACGTGAGTCTTTGCAGCGTTCATCGCCGTACTCACCCCGTGAGTGAAGTGGCATTTACCTAGCTTGATGGTCGCTGGCACTCCGAGGTCGTGATAGAACTGGCCCTGACGGTAGAGGGGAATCTTCCGTTTATCCAGACAAAGCACTTCCTCTACCGCGTAAAGCTGGCGTAGGTGTTCGGCTTCTCTTTGGATGTCAGGTGCCCCCGACCGCATCGCGGAGGTAATGCAATACTTCTCGATACGTCTTTCGTGATTGCCTTCGAGGTAATGAAAGTCTGCACCGGGACAGTATTCTTGTAATTCGTCCAAGAATGTATTGGTCGCTGCACAATCATCTTCGTATGAGTAGGTAGCCTCGGAGGTGTACCCCATCGTGTGATGTTGTGCGAGAAACCCGCCGCAGTCCAGATGATCCCCCAACAACACTACCTCTTTGGGCTTTAGGTGCTGGGCATCGTCCAGAAATGCTCGGAGTGCTTCGGGGTCAGCAAAACACCCGTGGGTGTCAGGGACTACAAGGCGAACGTAGTCTGCTTTGCTTGAACGTGCTTTACGGGATTTGGGTAGGCGGTACTTGGCTTTCCTCAAGTCCTCGATTTGCTTCTCGTACTGGTCGAGAAGTTTATCTTTGGCTTTGAGTCTAGCCTTAAGAAGTTTTAATTCCTCTGCCTTCGCCTGATCCTTATCAATCTGGCGTTTAAGATTTGCCATTGATTCTGCTCACATTGCTGCGGAGAGTTTTGGCGGCGAGTCTTTTTCGCTTCCACTTTTTGCGGAAGAACCTTGCAATTCCCTCCCAACCATGAGCCTCGACAAAGCCAGGATCGTCCTTGGCTAGCTTGGCGAACTCTTTTAGGTCACGCATCTGAGCAGGCGTGAGTTGATCGGTCAGGCTTTTATTCCCGGCCCGTTCAACTTTCTTCGATATCTCGTCCTTTAACATCAATCTCCCTCCGTGAAGTGATTGTTCTAACAGGTATTTCGATTTGCGGGCCGACCTCATCTCCCCCGTCGGTCATCGTGAGATAGATGATGTGAGACGGGGTTCCAATCCGGTGTTCAGAAATCAAAAAGCCCACGGTCTTACAAATGTAGGGCTCGTCGGCAGCGAGGGCGCGGGCTTCATCTACGTCCGTCCACTGGTCGCCGACTACTGATGCGTCAATCCATTCGATCAGTAGCAGTTTCATTTTCTCGATAGTCCTAGTTCCACCATGACATCGTGTATCGGTAAATCGCAGTAGTTTGAGGCCTTGAGAACTTTTTCCTGATCCTCGATATTCAGTTCTTCAAAGAGTGTGAAATCGGGCTCCTTTGGTTTTTGTTTCTGCAGGTCTGTAAACCACGCTCGTTCAATTTTCCCAGAGATTCGCAGGGTGATCCATCCTGTTTTCCCTACGCGCACTACCTCGCCGTAAGATTGTTTCTTGTTCGACCAGAGCTTTTGCCCTACTTTTACTTGTTTTAATTTCATGGATTGCCAAGGAGAATGGTGTACTATCTACTGTGTTTCGCATTTGCTTTCCTCCTTGGAGGGGTGGTGGGTTTTTCCTCCGACCTGCCACCCCTTTTTTTTCAAAAACCACTTGATATAATGGTCTTAATTAAGGCCTATGTGTGTGTAAATAAAAAAATATTCATACACTCACATCTCCTAAACT